ACGCAGTACCATTACAGCGTGACATACAGCACGCCAGCGGAAACGCTGACGGCTCTGCTGAGCGGCAAAAGTGTTTCGGATTATCTGTACAGCATTTGTCTGCGGTATTTAGGACGCACAGGGCTGATGTATCGGGGGTGTGATTGATGTTTACGAACTGCAATGCAGTTACAATTTATCATCCAGAGGGGGCAGTCAATCACCGTCCTGTTTTTTGTCGACACGTCATCAAGAACGTGTACTGGGAAGAATCCATTGGCAGCCAACAGAACGGAAAAGAGGTGCAGCAGAGTGACAGCATTTATGTCTGCATTCCTGCATCATCTGTGACAGACTACGTTCCGGCACGGGATGACCTGCTGTTTCGTGGCATTATTTCGGAAGAAAAAGAACTGCACGAAATACAGACGCTGCCAAACAAACACACCATTACAGCGGTTGCAGACTGCCGATATGGCTCTGCAGCGGTTCAGCACATCGAGGTGACAGCAAATTGATTACAGGTTTTAAGATTCACATGCCGACTGCAAAAGATTTTTCCAACCGTCTGCAAAAAGCACAGAAGTTTGTAGACAGTGAGGTACTGCGAAAAAGCGACCCATACGTTCCGCTCAAGACTGGCATGCTGCGAGATTCTGGCGTTTTAGGAACGAAAATCGGCAGCGGCAGGATTCGCTACCTTGCCCCCTATGCAAAAAAGCAATATTACAAGGGACGGTCTAGCGGTAAGCGTGGACGTTATTGGGTAAAAAGAGCGATGCTTGCACATGGTGACGCTATTGCATCGGGTGCACAAAAAATCATAGATGGAGAGTGATGCTGTTGTCAATGGTACAGGCGGTATGGGACTATTTTTCCACCTGTCCCCTTCTGGAAAATCAGCGAATTTTAGGAGTTGACCGGTTGGGCGTTGACCCAATCGAATACACCATTGACATCCTTCCCAGCGAGCAAATTGTAAAGCGATATGTGGACGGTTCCAGCATCCGACAAATCGAACTGACATTTTCCAGCCGGGAACCGTATGGACGGGATGTCATACAAAACATCCAGAACTCTGAATTTTACGAAAAGTTCGCTGATTGGGTCGAGCAGAACGATGATGCCGGAATCTATCCGGACTTTGGCAAATGGAAAACAGTCAGAAGTATACAAGTGATTAGCAGCGGTTATGCAGTAGAGGTGACAGAAAAAACATCACGCTATCAGATACAATTGCGAATCACCTATTTACAATCATGGAGGTATTAAAAAAATGGGCGTAGGAATTGACACACTCAAACTTAAAAAGCGGTCGGAAAAGCTGGCTTTTTTGGAAGTCAAGCTTGGTGACAAGGCAACCGGCTATTGTCGTTTGGAAGGATTTACGACACAGACATTTAACGCAAATTCTGAAGAGTATGAACGTCAGTATGTCGATGAAGATACAAAGCGGACGGATGTTAAAGCGTACTCTGAAAGCGTTAACTATAATTTTGACTATTATCTGCACCATCCAGCATTGGAAGAAATTGTAAAAATTACAGAAAATGAACTGACTGGATACGATGCAGTGAGAAACATCTTGATTGTTGACATGACATCGGCAACCGCTGGCGGTCAGTATACTGCGACGGTCAGACCTTATACAGTCGTACCATCCAGTAACGGCGACACGACAGACTGCATGACATACTCCGGAGATTTTAAGTCCAGAGGAACAAAAAAGACAGTCAAAGTTACCTTGGATGACGATTGCGAAAACGCAACGATCGTTGCGGGAAATACGGTTGCTGAAACATCAGCAAGCCAGAGCACTGCGGTTAAAAAGTAAGTTATGACGGATTTTTACACAATCACAATTAACGGGGTCGATTTGCTAGTAGACGCAGAAGATGCTGATTTTATGGGACGATATCAATCCGCTTATAATGAGTTAGCGGCAAAACCGCCGGCGAGCATCGAAAGCGACCCATCCTCTGCAATCCGACAGTATTGCCAAATTTATCGTGATTTCTTCCGCACCTTGTTTGGTGCGGAAATATCCGAAAAAGTGTTTGCAGGTTTGCCGGATAATGCGAGGGTTTACGACAGCATTTTTGAAACGCTACTGCAAAAAATCATGGAACAGCGTATGGCTGCGGTATTACGATTGGCGGAGGCAAAAAAGAGATATGCAGCAAGATGATTTTTACAACATTCTAACTGACGATCTACCGAAAAGCGTAAATGTCAACGGCGTAAATTATCCTGTCCGCACCAATTTTAAAGATTGGATTTTGTTCTTTTTTTTACATGAGGACGTGGACTTGACAGACATCGAAAAGATCACGTTATCCATGGACTGGTATCTTGACGCTGTACCGACGCAAAAAGTCGCAGCTTATCAAGCGTTGCAAAAATTCGCAGCGTGTGACCGTATGCCAAAATCAAAAAGAAAAGCAGCAGGGGTACGACGTGCCCCTGCTTTTTCGTATTTACATGACAGCACATACTTGTTTGCTGACTTTTTGAGGTTTTATCAAATCAATTTGCAGACAACGCAGCTGCATTGGTTTGCGTTTAACGCCTTGTTTGAGGGGCTGCCGGACGAAAGCTGCACAAAGCAACGGATAGCATACAGATGTCTAAACATTGGTAAAATAAAGGACAAAGAAGAACGAAAGCGAATATTGCAAATTAAAAATGCGATTGCGATACCGCAAAAGCCGATGACAGCCGGTGAGGTTGGTAATTTGTTTGGGTAACAAGGAGGTGACGAAATGGCAGACGGAAGAATTGCGTTTGATTCCCGGATCAATACAGACAATTTAGAAAAAGATTTGTCAAAAATGGAAGAATCCATTTCAGACGCAGCAAGTTCGGCGGAAAAAGAATCTGAACAATCATTTAACAGCATAAAATCTCAGGTTGCAAAGTTAGCAGCAACATACAAAGAAGCTGGAATGACGGCGTCCAATGCCATGAAAAAGGCATGGGAAGAAGTACGAGATGGTTCATCTTTTCAAACCGCAGAAAGGAATGTGTCTGGATTTGCAGAGAAAGCAGAATCCGAATTACAGAATGTGGGCGAAATTGCAAGTAGAGCTTTTGACGAAGTGCCACAAAGTACAGAAAAAAGCCTTGAAACCGCCATGACATCCGTTGATGATTTTTCCGGCAAAGTGCAAAAAGTACTCGCTGCCGCCGGTCTGGCATACGGTGCGAAAGAGATTATAGATGTCGGCACGGATTACGAACGGGCTATGAAACAGGTTGCTGCTGTTACAGGTGCCGGAACTGAAGAAATGGATGCCATGAGCGATTCCATCCAAAAAATTTATACCAGCGGCATTGGCAAAAATCTGGAAGAAGTTGCCGGTTCTGCTGCCCTGGTAAAACAACAGTTTGGTGACATTGATTCCAGCACGCTGGAGCAAATCACACAGGATGCCATTGCAATGTCTGGTATTTTCGGGACAGACTTGAATGAAACGCTGCGAGGGGTCAACGCTCTGATGAACAACATGGGATTGAGTGCAGAAGAAGCCTTCGACTACATCGCAAAAGGCACACAAAACGGGCTGGACAAAAGCGGAGAACTCTCTGACAATTTAGCAGAGTATTCGCAGATTTGGGAACAGGCTGGATTTTCCGCAGAAGAGATGTTCTCCATCCTGCAAAATGGTCTGGACAGCGGTGCATACAATCTGGATAAAGTCAACGACTTTGTAAAGGAATTTTCCATTTCTCTTTCCGATGGCAGAATCGCAGAAAATGTAGACAAGTTTTCGCTGGGAACACGAAATCTGTTTGCAGAGTGGCAGAACGGGAAAGCATCGCAGAAGGATGTGTTCAACTCCATCATTTCGGACTTATCCAATATGACAGACCAGCAGGAAGCTCTGTCCATTGCATCCTCTGTTTGGAGTGCTTTGGGTGAAGACAATGCGATGAAGGTCATTACCTCTCTGAACAATGTGAACGACACTTACAGCGATGTAAAAGGCACGATGGAATCCATCGAAGAAATCAATTATGGCAACTTTGCAGACAAAACTGCTGCACTGAAACGGAAAGTCGAAATGGATGTCATTATTCCCATCACACAGAAATATATGCCGAAAATCGAAAAGGCAATTGACTATGTGGCGGAACATCTGGACGAAATCGTAGAGCATGCAAAGCCAATTGCTGCTGGAATTGCAGCTGCTTTCGCAGTAAAAAAGATTGTGGACTTCGGAACGACCACCGTCAATACGGTCAAAACCATTAAGACCGCTTTCCAGATTTTGAATGCATCCAATCCATTGGGGTGGATTGCCTTGGGAATTGGTGCAGTTGTAAGCGTTGGTTCTGTGCTGATTGCAGATGCAAAGAAAAAGTCGCAGGAATGGAAAGACCACTTGGAAGATGTTCGGGATTCCGCTGCAAAAATTCCAGACGAAGTGCAAAAATCCATTGAAAAGACACAGGAATGCACACAGGCATGGGAAGAAATGCATCAGAAAATCAGTCAAGACGGCATGGTAGAAGATTCTGACTATGAAGCAGTCAATCAGCTGAAAGATTCTTTGATGGCTCTGATAAACGCAGACGGCACGATTAAAACAGGGCAAGAAGAAAAGGTGCAAAGCTTGATTGACCAGCTGGACGAATACAGCTATACAGGTTTGACTGTATCGGACGGCTTAATCCAGAAAAACGGCGAGGTTGTCAACAGTTACAGCGAAAT